AAGCCCCTAAGTTCTTTGATGTGGTGACTTATACTGGGACGGGTTCTGCTCAGAATATTAGTCATAACCTTGGTAGTGTTCCCGGTGTTATTATAACCAAGAGATTAGATAGTACATCTGATTGGGCTGTTTATCATAGAGGTTACGGATCGGGCGGCCCTGCTGGCATTCTTAATGGAACTGACGCTGCTTTCAGTTTATCAACATATTGGAACAACACTGATCCAACTAGTACTCAATTCACTATAGGTAGCTTTGCAAATGTAAACGCATCTGGCGGTTCTTACGTTGCCTACCTATTCGCCCACAATGACGGTGACGGTGACTTCGGGCCAACAGGTGATCAGGACATTATCAAGTGTGGGAGTTATACTGGTAATGGAACTACAACTGGCCCTGAGATTGATTTAGGGTTTGAGCCTCAGTGGTTGCTTGTGAAGAATGCAAACGATAGTGGCTCTAACTGGCAAATCTTTGATGTCATGCGTGGTATGCCTGTCTCTGGTAGTAATTATAGGCTATACCCTAATACAAATGGATCAGAAGTATCTTTAAACAATGCATTTGCATTAAGTGCCAGTGGCTTTCAGGTTACTTCTGGAAACAGTTGGGTCAACGGTTCATCACAAACGCACATCTACATAGCTATACGCAGAGGCCCAATGGCGGTGCCTGAGAGTGCGACTGATGTGTTTGGTATGGATACCTATGACACAACTACTGGTGATCCTACAGCGTATGACACTACGTTTACCGTGGATATGGTGATCCAAGCTCTTAATAAGAACACAACGACTGGTTGGAGAGTAAATAGCAGATTAACTGGAATAAATTACTTAAAAACAAATACTACTGACGCTGAAGTAACAACTGCCAGCAGTCACACGTTTGACACGCAAACAGGCTTTAGACTTGATGCAGGTACAGATGCAAACGACTTTGCTTGGATGTGGAAACGTGCCCCTTCCTTCTGTGATGTCGTTGCTTACTCGGGTACAGGTTTATCTAATGTGAATACTGTAAGCCATAACCTTGGTGTTGCACCTGAGATGATCTGGACGAAGCGTAGAGATAGCACCAACGATTGGCAGGTATATCATAGTGGCCTGAATGGAGGCACCACTCCAGAACAATACTCAATATCTCTAAATACAACAGGAACAGAACAAAACCGTATTTATTGGAACGATACCGCCCCGACTTCAACAACCTTTCAAGTCACAGATGCTATAAACGGTAACGGTGACCCCTACATAGCCTACCTATTCGCAAGCCTAGATGGTGTGTCTAAGGTGGGGAGTTATAGTGGGACAGGTGGAACAAACACTCAGGTTATTGACTGTGGTTTTAGTGCAGGTGCTAGGTTTGTTCTTTTAAAAAGATACAATGCTTCTGGTTATGACTGGCAGGTTTTTGACACAGAACGAGGGATCACATCTGGTAACGATGCAAAACTTGCTCTTAATACCACTGCCGCTGAAAGTACTATAAACTGGGGTATCAATCCAAATAGTTCTGGTTTTGAAGTCACTGGAAACGGTCTTAATGAAAGTGGTGGAGAATGGATTTTCTACGCAATCGCCTAATCAAACTCATATGAAAGGATCAATCTAATGAGTGAATACAGAAACAGAACAACTGGCGAAGTTAAAACGCAGGGGCAATTACGAAAAGAGAACCCCAACATGTCCCTACCTCGTGTATGGAACGACAATGTGCATGACGCACTTAATGTAGACCCTGTTCTTGCTGCGCCAAAACCCACATCTGGCATCGGTGCATACCAGACCGTCACCCGCAATGGCGTTGTACAAGACGCCAACAACAACTGGGTGCAAGCATGGCAGATCGTTGACATGTTTACAGATACAACTGAGGATGGCGTTACAACCACAAAAGCGGAGCATGAAGCAGCATATCAAACGCGGCTAGACAATGATGCAGCAGAACGTAATCGCTCAGAGCGTGATCGCCTGATCGCAGAGACTGATTGGCACGCCTTATCTGACGTTACAATGTCAGCCGAAATGACAACTTATCGTCAAGCACTACGCGACATTACTACACACGCCAATTGGCCTCACTTAAACGACGACGATTGGCCTGTCAAACCATAAGGACTGAGCTATGCCTCTAATCCCGCTAAACATACCGAAGGGGCAATACGCAAATGGCACTGAATATCAGTCTCAGGGTCGCTGGCGTGATGTCAATTTAGTTCGCTGGCATGAAGATGCTTTACGCCCAGTGGGCGGGTGGAGGCCACGCGCTCAATCAGATAATACAGCAGTAGACATTGGCGGCGTGGCGCGCGGCGCTCATACTTGGGTTGCAAACAACGGCGACAGGTACGCTGCATTTGGCACTCACAACAGTCTTGTCGCAATGCTCGAAAGCAGCACTGTGGACGACATTACACCCTCTGGTCTAACTACTGGCAGGGTGGATGGAACAATAAATACTGGCTGGGGTGCACTTGGCTGGGGGTTGTTCAATTGGGGTACAGAGCGGCCCGACATTGGCTCAATCTCTGACGCAACAACTTGGTCGCTAGATAACTTTGGTGAAATACTAATTGCCTGCTCAAGTGACGATGGGACGATTTATGAGTGGGATTTATCGGCGGCAACAGCAACGGCTGTGACAAACGCTCCGACTAATACCACTGCGGCCTTTGTTACTGGCGAGCGCTTCCTAGTTGCGTTGGGTGGAACGTCGGGCAAAAGGGTTTCGTTTAGCGATAGAGAAGATCGCAACACTTGGACGCCCGCAGCGACAAACGAGGCTGGCGATATTGAGTTGCAAACGAATGGCAAAATTTTAGCTGGCGTAAGAACGCGTGGTCAGTCAATTATCCTGACAGACCAAGACTGTCACAGTATGACATATTCAGGGCCGCCGTTCGTATATGGATTTGAAAGAGTTGGTACTGCCTGCGGTTTGATCGCTGCTGGCGCATACGCATCAGTTGATGCTGGCGTGATCTGGATGGGCAATCGTGGGTTCCACATTTACTCTGGCGGCGCTGTTCAGGAAATACCATGCGAGGTTGCTGACCTTGTGTTTAGTGAGTTAAATTATGACCAAGCATCTAAAGTGCAGGCTTTCTCTAACTCGCAGTGGAATGAGGTTTGGTGGCTGTATCAATCGAAAAACAGCAGTGAATGCGACAAGTATGTGGCATATGATTATGTCGAAAATATTTGGACAACGGGTGAGATTGATCGCACATCAGGTGTGGATCAGGGCGTGTTTAGGCACCCGCTTTTAGTCAAGCCAGATGGAATTGTCTACGAACACGAGGTTGGCTTTAACTATGACAGCAGCTCTCCGTATGCAGAAACTGGGCCAATTTCTATTGGCGCTGGGGATCGCACAATGCGCGTCACTAGCCTAATCCCAGATGAAAAAACGCAAGGCCAAGTACAGGCTAAATTTAAAACACGGTTCTATCCTAACGCATCCGAAACAGAACACGGGCCATACACAATGAGTAACCCAACAGACGTGCGTTTTACAGGTCGTCAAGTGCGTATGCGCGTTGAGGGCACTGCTGCAAATGATTGGCGCGTAGGTGTGATGCGGGTTGAGGCTAAGGCGGGCAGTAAGCGATGAGAGTAGTCCCTCCATTTACGGAGAATACAAAGGCGTGGGCTGAAAACCTGCGCCGTTATCTTGCGCGGGCTTTGAACCAACTTGACGCAAAGGACGCAAGTTCTGCTGCATCTGAGGATGGCGTTATTCTGTGGGATCGTGAAAACAAGTATCCCGTTGTATCCAAGGACGGTGAATTTGTGCAGATCGTTTTAGAGGACGGTCAATACGCTGGTGCAGTCACGACAGATCAGACAGCGGCATCCACAAACACAGCGTACGCTTTAACGTACACCTCTAGCATTGCAGAGGGCGTAACTAACGGAACGCCTGCAAGCCGCATTGTGTTCGTTGAAGCTGGTCAATACATGATTAGCTTTTCGGCGCAAATTGCATCAACGTCCAGCAGCACAGTAAACTTCTGGTTTTGGCCTCGCATTAACGGCACTGACGTTACGGGATCAACAATGAAAAACGCGCTGCACCAAAACGGTTCGGTGTTGGTTGTGTCACGCTCTGCGATCTTTGATGTAAGTGCTGGCGATTATTTAGAGGCTATGTGGGCAGTAGATAGCACAAGCGGGTTTTTAGATGC